ACTGCACCAAAATCTAGTACACAAACAGATGCATTGGTAGTCAAACCAGATACAGTTGAACTATTATAAATTACAGCAGCTTGTGCTGAAATAGTTGCACTTGTAAATGATATATCACTAAAGTCACAAACAGCCGTATCTGTAGATAATGCTGGCGTAACAGATGTTAACGCACCACCACCTTCAGAATAAGTACCAGATGCTCCAACTTCATCAGTTTGTTGAAAAGCAGTTGTTGATTTGCTTAAAGTTGCTTCGTTGTCGTATAATGCTAGTTTAAAAGCGTTCCCTGTCGTTGCCGTAAAGTTATGTAGGCCTTTCAGGATCTCCACTTTAAAACTGTTGCATACAGCTTGAGTAATTGCCATAATAATCTCCTATGGGTTCCTTGATTCGAGAGGGATACGAATAACGCCGTCCCGAAATTCGTCTCTACGATCACGCCCCATCTCATATGTGGCTAACGATTGTACAGACTGATTATACATTTTATCATAGTATTGTATCATATCCGCGGGACCTTTCAAGTATCCAAGTGCTTCTAAAATACAACCATACAATAGCACGTTTGGAGCATTTTGACTTAACCAAGTTGATGTATTTGTACTTGTTAAACCAGGAGGCTTATACGTGTATGCGAGCTCTACAGTTAATGCAGCGTTCGGGGTCGGCGCTAGATAGTGTGTATCTTGGTCCCAGTCAGCATAATATTTAGGCGTTCCAGCACCCGCAGATGTTCTATCTGGTGCGTATTCAGTCATAAACGAAATATCTTTCTGTATCAAGAAAGTTCTGTCATCATTACTGTCTATTAGTTGAATATATCTTGTTGCTTCCCAATCAGCAGGAAGTGGTAAAAAAGCATTATTAACTGTCAGCGTTGCTGTATCATATTTTCTGTAGTAATTTAAATCTACTGTTCTTCTAATCTTATCTTCAACTGATTCTATAAAGGGTTGAATAACAGCATTAGAAAGAACATTTGTGCTTGTTTCTGTATAATTTCTTACGTTATCTGTTAAATCGGAATAATCGGTCATGACGTGCTCACTGTAACATTACCTACGACAGAATTCAACTGTGTAGGTTTATTTGGTTGTTGTAGACTCAAAGGCATCATGCTTTTTTGAGTAGAGGCATAAGCTACCCCATTTGCATAAAAATTAGTAACTGGCATATCAAGTGTTTGAAAATCATTTACTGTTACCCCATCTTGACCAACAAAAACTCTAGAATTAGCTATTTGAGGTTTTGCATACTCTAAAGATTGAGGATCTGTTACTTTTGGTAAAGGTTCAAGCTGAGGTTGTTTTGGTTCAAACTCACTATAATGAACCCATGAGCCATTCCACTCTTGCACCATCTCATTATAAGGGAAAGCCATACCAGATCTATCTGATATGCGTTGAGCAAATTTACCAGATGCATATTTGCCCATCACTAAGCTCCAGGTAAATAAACTTTAGGTGTTAAAAACAAACTTGTTCTTTCACCGTCTTGTGCGGCTGCTCGTTGAAATTCATCTTCATATATTTGTTTTAATAATTGAATTCTATCTGGCGCTTTTTTCATAGCTATGTAATAAGCTAATCCAGCAGTTAAACATGGAAGAAAACGAAAAGGAATCTCAGCATTATTTGTGTAAGCCCCAGAATCAGCCATCCGAACAAGAGCATAATACACTAGAGTGTACGTTGTATCAGCTGCAGGATATAGAAATAGTGTTGGGTTTATCGTACGCTCAAAGTAGTATTGAGTTGGTCGTCCGCTGGTTGTTTTAACAGTATAATTTAAATATGTAGAACGACTTATTGATGTCGTTGAATATTCATTATTACTCGAATCACGAATTACAACATCGGTAATATCTATAATTTGTTGAGAATCATCAGCGCTTGAACCAAATAAACTTGTACCTGTTAAAGAGGTTGTTGTTGCAGATAAAGACTTTTCTTGTTTTTGTATAGTCCAAAGATTTAATCCTCTATTAGCCCATTCAGCTAATAAAAGATTAAGAGAACGTCTTGCGGTTTTTAAGTCGTATCCACTACGTACTTGTAAACCGCAACGTTCAAAAGCTTCTTCTGATATATCATCAATAGAAAGGTCAAAATTTGCTGTAGAAGAATAAGTTGGCATCTATTTTCTTTTTTTTCTTAAACCCATATCTTTTATAAGTTTTCTTATTTCTTTTGTTTTTCCAAGAAAACTTTTATCTTTACCAGCAGGATTGCCTTTACCTTGTTTAAGGCTAGCCAGAAGAGCACCAGATTTGGTTTTAACACCTTTCATAGCTGCTTTTTTCGCTGCCGCACTTCTACCAGTTGGCATTGCTTTTTTGCTTGGGTTAATATCATCTTTTAATCTACCAGGTGGTTTTCTACCTAAAAGTTTTTTTAAAGATCCGCCTTTAGCTAATTTCTTTTTAGGACCCATCATTCCGCCACCTCTTTTTTTAGCGACGCCACCTTTTGCCATTTTCTTTTTAGGACCCATCATTCCGCCACCACGTTTCTTAACTGCTCCTCCTCGTTTCATTGCTTGTTTCTTTTTAAACATCTTGACCTCCGAATATTCGTTTATAAGTTTTGTGTCTAGATACTACGACGTCTCGATAATATCCTTTTGGCCACAATTTATAGTAACCTTGACGATGCAGTTTATCAGAAGCTTCTTGTAATTGCGAGAACTTTTGTATGAGCATCATTGAATATTCCAGGTCACTATCTACAACAGGGGTGTCCCCATTTGGAGTAACCAAAAACTCTTGTTCTTCCTCATTGGCTGGATTGAGGGGATGAAAACCCATAAAAAATATATCTTTTTTGTTATACCAACCAACTTTGTGATCGTTCCATGTCTTTTTAGCAAAAGGACATGCTGGAAAACCACCTAAATGTTTATTAGGTATTTCTAAAAATTCTTCAGACCACTTACGTACGTCTTGTATTATTTCTTCTTTAGAATACACCTTTAAAATCAAAGCCTCGTAAGGCTGCTCCTGCTCTTCTTTCTTTTGATATGAGACCTCCTCTAGCTGCAAATGTTTTTACATTTGTAGGTTTACCACCTGGATTACCCGCAGCTCTTTTTCGCTTGACAGCACTCGCCTTTTGCGACGCGCTCATCCGTGTGGCTTTTGCAAGTGGAACGCACTTTGGATATTTTCTTTTGCTCCCCTTTGACCTGCCACAAGGTTGATATTTTCCGTCTTTCTTCGGGGCTCCAATATCGACCCACTTCTGACTCACCCATGCTCTTAATCCTTTCTTTGCCATTAACTATATTTAGTTTTTTTTCGTCTGTTTTCTTTAACTGCTCCACACCCGCGCGCGATACCACCTTTATTAAATTGAGAAACTTCTTTTCTCTGTTGTGAAAGTTTGTTCGATTCAATCATTCCTCCAGCGGCTTTTTTATTTTTCTTTTTTCCGCCCTCAACTGTTTTGCCAGAACAAATTGAACTTGCATACATGTTAGCATAAGCGGACGGATAAACTTTAAATTTTCTTTTTGCAGCTGCTTTTCCTTTAGCACATAATTTACCCATGACCTTGACCTCTATATTTGACGTGTTGACGTCGTTTGTTTTTATTCTTTGGCCTACTGCGTGAAGAATTACCTATACTAGTTCTTTTTTTGACAGGTGTAAAGTATTGGTTATTTGGTAATTTTGCCGCCATTATTTACGCTCCAAAATCTTTTTTATTTTAAGCACCCCTTCTGAGTCAGGTTCTAGTTCTGCCACTACTTGACCACATTCATAACGAATAACATTTGTTCTACTCTCTGATAAGTTGCGCTCACTTTCTCTTTTAACTTTAAGGCAATGTGATAAACCATCTGTTTTCATAAATCCATCCATAGACCCATTGACTATCATCATCATTGCAAAAACTACCTCAGTTACTGCCATTTTGCCTCACTTTGTCTTTTAAGTTTTCTACATCATTTTGCATTTTTTCTAATTGAGTTTTTAGAAAGTCTATATTTATATTATTAGATTCAATAGACTGTACTTCTTTTTCCATAACCTCATTTTGACCAGCTAGAAACTCGATGAGCATGTACAATTCCTGATTTACGGGGGTCTGCTCAGCTTTTTTTAACAAGTCAGCTTCCATTAATTGTCTTGCAGTCTCAAGTTGGGTTAGCCTTTGAGTCAAATCACTGTAGGCGAAGATCCCAATTCCTATAGCTGCAATTAAACCAATTAAGTTGCGCATAGGCATACTAATCGCTGTGTTATCTGATATTTTCATTACTTCATTCCTGATAAAGGGTTAGCAAGGGTAGTTTTAATTTGCTTATCAATACTCTCTTGTAATTCTTTCATTGCTTCTTCTAATTCTTTTTCTAATTTGTTCATGTCTGCTTCAATACCATCT